AAACGGCACAACAAAAGCTGCTGCTGGATCTGTTAAGGAATTAAAAGAACTTAAAAAGCAACTTAAAGAAACTGCTGCCGGATCGGATGAATTTAAAAAGTTATCTGCACAAATTAGAGATGTTGAGGATGGTCTAGAAAATGCGAAAGCTGGTGCGAATGACTTTGCTGGTGCATTAGAGAATGCAGACGGCCCAGTTGGTATGCTTGGAAAGGGCATAAGGCAATTAGAGATTGCAACATCTTCATGGGGTGCTGCATTAAAAGCGAGTGGGATTGGATTGCTTGTTGGGTTGGTAGCTGGTCTTGCTGCTGCATTTGCAAAGAATGAAGATGCAATGAAAAAACTTGAGCCTATTATGACTCAGTTTGGTAGGATCTTAAATGGCATTTTAGGAGCCATGCAGCCTATAATAGATGGCTTTATTAATCTAGCAACTAAGGCATTGCCTTATGTCGCAGATGCATTTAGAGTGGCTTATTCTGCTTTGAGTTCATTCTTGCAAGGGATTGGCATGGTTGGATCGGCAGTTAAAAAGTTTATAAGTGGTGACTTTGCCGGCGCTTGGGATGATGCTAAAAAATCTGTCACAGAGTTTGGCACCAGATATGAAAAGGCAAACAAAGGATTTATTGCTGGCGCTAAAGAGTTAACAGACACAGAGAAAGCAGAGCAAGCTAAAAGATTAGCTGATCAAAAAGCAGCAAATGAGAAAGCAGCAGCCGAAAGAAAAGCAGCAAAAGAAAAAAGAGACGCAGAAGAGAAAGCAAGACTGGAGAAAGCAAAAGCAGATGCTAAGGCTTATGAAGATTTTGACACCGCTTTGCAACAAAGACTTATTGAAATTGATGATGAAAGAAAGGAGAAAGCAAAAAAACGCGCTGAGGAATTATTAGAGGCTCAAAAAACCTTTGATAAATTTTATAATGATCAGCTTGTAAAAATAAAAGAATTAGATCAAACAAGAGAAGATACAACTTTTGCAACAAATATAGCAATTCAACAAAGCTGGGCAAATTTAGGAACTAGCATTGCCAACACCATTGGGAATCTTAGTGGCGCTTTAAAAGATGGCAGCGACTTGGCCAAGGCTTTTGGTATTGCTCAAGTTGCAATATCTACTGCTGCATCAATAGGATCAATTTTACTAAGTGGCAAGCAGCAACAAGCAGAATACAATAAAGCTATTGCAGCCGGTAATGCAACAATCGGAATAGGTATTGCAAATGCATTTATTCCGGGCATGCAAGGTCTAGCAGCCGGCCAGATATTATCTGGTAAAGCAGCAGTAGGATCGGCAATTGCTGGTAAAGCAATATCTAAAACAAACACGGCAGCACAAGTTATTGCAGCCGGTGTTGCTGGTGCTGCACAAATAGCAGCAATCTTAGCAAGTAAAAAATCAGTATCATCTGGTAGTGTTGGCGGTGGTGGTGATAGCAATAACAATGTATCAATATCACCATCTGCACCATTAATGCCAAGCGCGTCAACAACAACCTTAAATCAAGCACAAGTAAACCAAATGGGTAACATGGCTGCAAGAGCGTATGTTATAGAAAGTGACATAAGCGGCAATCAAGAAAGGATCACAAGATTAAACAGAGCCGCTAGGATCAGCTAAAAGTACCTAAACGGCATTAAAAATATTTATTAAGTATGAACTTACCTATATACGAATTAAGAATACAAGAGGATCTACAAGATGATGCTGAGGTATCATTTATTGCTCTTGTAGATAAGCCAGCAATTCAGCGTGACTTTGTAGCTTTTAGTCAAGATTTTATTGATCCAAGTAAAGGCGAAAGACAAGATGAGTTTTTGCCTAGATGTATTAGCTATGTGATCAATGAAGGTAAAGATAGTGAGCAAGCAGTTGCAATTTGCAATTCAATCTGGGATCAACACTTTGCAAATGATAAGCCAAAGTTAAATTTTGCAATCCAAGATGAAGATAAGCATATCATATCTGGCCCGATCATGCTAGCAGATAAGCCAATATATCGCAACAATAAAAAGTTTGGCGAGCATTTTGTGACATTCCCAGCAGACACAATTAAAGATATTGCGATCAAGTTTAGCAAAAAAGGGTATCAAGACAAAGTTAATTTGATGCATGACAAGTCAATGACTTTGGATGGTTTAATTATGTTTGAATCATTTATAGTTGACAAAGAGCGTGGCATACAACCAATGAAAGGATTTGAAGATGCAAAAGATGGCAGTTGGTTTGGTAGCTTTTATGTTGAGAATGAACAAGCATGGCAGCTTATAAAACAAGGCAAAGTAAAAGGATTTTCAGTTGAGGGATTTTTTGAGTATCCAATAGAAAAAAAGAAGCCAACCTATGCAGAGCAAAAGCTTGCAGAGTTGGCGGAGTTATTAAAAGTACCTTTATCAATTAAATAATATATATAAAGTATGAAAGACGCACAAAACATTCTAGAGAAAGTATCTTTGTTTTTCGCTGAATTAGTGAACAATGAAGATATGCCAATGCCAAGCGGCGAGCCTAAAGCAGAAGTTAAGATGATGGAAGCTAAGTTGAAAGACGGCACTATTGTTGAAGTTACTGAGTTAGCAGTTGGTGGCATTGTAACAATTGCTGGAGTACCAGCACCAGTAGGTGAGCATGAACTTGAAAGCGGTGATGTTATCGTTTTAGGCGATAATGGAGCGATCATGGAAATCAAACCAAAGAAACAAGACGAGGTATCAGTAGAAGTTGAAGTACCAGAAGTTGAAGATATGAGCGCAAAATTTGCTGCTTTTGAATCTGCAACGAATGAAAAATTCAGCGCATACGAAAACAAGTTTGCACAATATGAGGCTAAATTAGGCCAAGCAAACAAAGTGATTGAAGGCTTAATGCAGATCAGCAAGATGTTGGTTGAAGCGCCTCAGTCAGCACCTGACGCTGGTGTTAAAACAAGCAACAACTTTGCAGAAGCTAAAACAGATGCTAAAGCAGAGTTTGATAAATTTTCAAAATCAATTTGTTCATAACTAAAAATTAAATAAAATGGCATTAGCATTTTCAAGCATTGCAGCATACACTAAACAAGAGATTGCTCCATTGTTAACAGAAGCAGTTTTCTCTGCAAAGACTCAGTCTTACATCAAGGCTGGTGGTATCTTATTACCTAAAACAAAATCAAGCGTTAAAGTACCTAAATTGGCTACAAACGCAAATTTCCAAACAGATTCTTGCGGATGGAATCCAAGTGGTACAACTACTTTGTCTCAAGCTGAGGTAGTAGTTGGTAAGATCAAAATCGAAGAGACAATCTGTCCTAAAGATTTTGAAGCTTATTTCTCTCAAGAAGCTTTAAAAGCTGGATCTACTTATGAAGATTTCGGATGGGCAGAGTTTCAAACTAAGTTCACAGAGCAAAAGAATAAGATGATCGCTAAGCAATTAGAAGTTGGAATCTGGCAAGGAAATACTGCTAGTAGCAACCCGAATCTTTCTCCATTTGATGGCCTTATTAAGTTGATCGATGCTGGTTCTCCAGTTGACGCAAACGTATCTGGTTATGTATCTGGTGGCCCTATTGCAACAATCACTGCTGCTAACGTAGTAAGCGTATTGAATGCAGTTTACAAAGCTATCCCAGTTGAAATCATTGATGCAGAAGATTTAAAAGTGATGGTAGGTAATGATGTTTACAGATTAGCAGTTTTAGCTTATCAAGCATTAAACCTTTACAACTACAAAGTAGATGGTGATGCAAATCAAACTTTTATTATCCCGGGTACAAATGTTGAATTAGTAGCGGTTAATGGTTTAAATGGTACTGGTGACATCTACGCAACAACTTTGTCTAACATCGCAATGGCGTTTGACTTAGAAGCAGAAGAGGAAAACTACATGATCTGGTACTCTAAAGATAACAATGAAGTTCGTTACAGAGTAGCTTTCAAATTAGGTGTGAACGTAGCTTACACAACTTTATGTGTTAAGTTTAAGTCAGCAATCTAATTAAATAAATAACCAAAGAAAGGCGGTGCAATAAACGCCGCCTTTTTTTTAAACTTTTTTACTATGCCATGCGCAATCACTAGCGGTTTCGTAATCGACTGCCGCGAAAATATCGGAGGCTTACAAGCCGTATTTTTAGCCGAGTTCGGCAATATTTCTGGCGTTACGGAAGTAAGCGGTTTAGTTACCGGCATTACTAAAGTAGCTGGAAAACGTTTTTACAAGTTTGAGGTGCCAAGAGCGACCGCAAATACAAGTTCAAATGCAACTGCATCCGA